TTAAGCCCGCGCTTCATCGATCAGTTCGATCGGGATCATGCCGCATTTGTTCAGGCGCAGCGTGCCGGCCTTGATCATGTTATGTACGGTGCGCGCGCTCACCCCGAGCATCTCGGCCGCCTGCTTCTGATTGACCTGAGTCGGGCGCGGCCGGGATTCCGCATAGAGCTGCACCGCGCGTTTAGCGAATTCGATTTCCGTCATTTCTGTTCTCCCTCACTAGCAGGGGTGCGCAATTCGTATCCGCCGCGCTTCCCGTTGAAGCGTTGTTTGCTCGCCCACGTCTTCCGGCCGCGTTGCTTGGTCATCGGGTCGATGTTGCAAATCAGCACTGACTTGATCTCGCCAGGGTGAATTTCTAACACCTCGACGTGTCGGTTGAATCGAGCATCGACCTCGCGCCAGATTTGTCCAACTCTCAGTTCGCTCAAGATCCTTCTCCCTGTCGTTGCGCGAGAGCGGTGTCCACCGCTTGATCGAGTTCTTCCATGCGCAGCCCATCACCACTATTCGCTGATTCGTCCATTTCGCGCCACTGCACGACATCGATGCGCGGAGCCTTAATGTCGTTCGGTTGGCTACGCAGCCACCGATACCGCTCCGCATCTTTCTCCGCCGCCTCAGCCCTACTGCGCCATCCGTATGCCTCTATGGCCTCAGCAGTCGCGCCGCCTTGCAGTTGTGCGTTGTCGAAAAGCAGCTCGTCGCAGCGGATTTCCGCTGCTTCGAGGCGGTCGCAAAGTGCGAGGATGGCGTCGGCGGCTTCCTTCATTTTCCATTCCACCGTAAATCCTGCATCACATGCACGCGCCATCTCGCGAGTTTCGTTAGACAACTCCCGCAACTTCTTCACGTCGATCTCAGCCATTGCCTTCCTCCCTCGATGCGGCGGTCGGAGCAGTCATATAATCCAGCCCAAGCTCCTGAGCGTTTTCGGCCAGACGATCAAGAACGGCTTCTGCGGCGGTCGGAGTGGTCTTCAGTGCGCGGATTGCTTTTATCGCATTCCTGAGCAGGTCTTTGTCATTAAGACACGGGTTAGCGCGTGCAATTTTATCAATGGCGCGGGCGCACTCCTCAATGATCGCGTCCCTGTCGGGAGTGGTGCGGCGGCCGGCTTGTTCCAAGGCTGCGCGCTCGGCTAACGATTTGGCAAGTTCCAGCGATGTGCGGCCGTTGATCAGTGATACGATCTTCGCTAGATCACGCAAGCGGCCTTGGCGTAGGACAGACGTATCTTTCCATTCGAGTATTTCTTCAGCCAACTCATTCACATGCTTATTGGCGTATGCGATTGCCGTGTCGAGAGCTTTTTTCAGCATATCATCGGTGATCTTCATGATTCATCTCCGATTTTGATGGCATAGAGTTTCGTACCGCTCTCGAATTGATGGAGGTTAGCGAGTCCGACAATATGCGGTTGAGGTGTGCCACTACCAACGTCGATGATCTCGGCCACCGGCTCACCGCGCAGATTCTTCAGCAACGCTGCCTCATAGGCTTCCGCGAACTGTTTCAGCGTCAGCATTCCGAATGTGTACTGGCGCATATTCTCGTTGTCGGAGTGCACGTACTTCATGCAGATGCGGTGTGCGAGTGCTTCAACTTCCTCGCGCGACAGAATCGGCTCACTCATGGGAGTCTCCTTGGGCGCGCGCGGCGTAGAAGCGAGCAACGTCGTTCGCGAACTCATGCAACGGGTCGTCGCTTGCGAATGACCAACCAGCCTCCTCCGTCCACCGCATTCCGTGCTTCGATCCGATGCTGACGACTCGATCCCATGTGATGGCCTCGTCCGTCACCTCGCCGCTCGGCTGCTGCGCGGGGGCGAGAAGGGCGTCCCACAGTTCAATTTCTTCGGGCGTCGCAGGCCGGCATCCGCCGTCCTGGTATGTGAGCACGTTGTACTTTCCGTCGCGCTCGATATGGAACGTCAGCTTACTGGTCATGGTCGGCTCCTGAGTTGATTTGCGGCCACTGGCCCCATCCCCATGCCTGTTTGTCTTCAGTGGGGTGCTTGTCCTCGCGCGGGCGGCTCGGGCAATCCCATGACCGGCCGCGCACATCCCACAGAAACGTCCAGCCGGCCGCGCGTAGGCTGGCGCCGTCCTCGGACTTCAGGATGTAGGTGAGGCCGAGCCGGAACCCCTTGTCGATTGCGACGCGGCGCGCAGCTGCATAGAGCATCGAGCACGCATTCGGCGTTCCGTTAGTGCAGAGCCGCGTCACCTCGGCGGTCAAGCCGTCGTCGAGCGCGCGGGCAACCGGGCGTCCGGTGATCGCAACGCCAACGAGCTGACCGGCGGCATCATGCGTCGCCTGCCACCAGAGACCGCCAACCGGAACGCCGTGGTGCCGGTGGTGCTCTCGGATGAAGGCGAACGCGTCGTCTCGCGAGATAGGCCGCAATTCGATCATTGGTCGGCTCCATTGAGAAGGGCGCGGGCGAATTCCAGATAGGAATCCCCCTCGAAGAACAGGTCGGTGATAGCGTCGTCGCCGTCGACGAACGAAGTCGCGTGCTGCCGCGCGGTAGCGGCAATTTGCTCGTTCGTCAGGCTCGCCACCCTCGCAGCGGGCGATGTTTCCGCGCGGACATGCCCAGTTTGGATGGATGAAAACATTTCACCAAAATTGTCACGTTCGCCCATTGCTACAAAAAGCTGCGGCGTCGTAGCTTGAATCGGGATGCAGAAAGCATGCGAACCGGTAGCGCTTGAATGATTAAGTACTGCTTCAATAAGCTGCTTCCCGGTATCGGGAGACGGCGAGTACCATACCGGGCGATCAGAAACCCCGAGAAGCCAAGCTTCATGTTCAATTTTCTGGCTTGAAGTGATTTCGAACGCCGCCCGCTCGTCGGCCGGCGCTGCTGCCGCATTGGTCGCGAAGATCGATTCAGCTTCGCCCACCAACTTTAACGCGCGCTCCTTCATCCAGTATGCGTCATGCTCGTAGCTCGGATCACCGCGATGCCAGCAATCGACAGCCGAAATTTGGTTTCGGAGCCAGTCGAACACCGAATGCTCGTCTGCCGGCGCCGCTGGCTGTTCGATGTTCTTTTCCGTGATCGCATCGCACCGCGCCAGAAATCCTTCCATCTCCTTCAGCGTCTGCGTCCTCGACACAGCGAATACGTCTCGCTTGCACGGGCCAGTACCGCACCCCAGCGAGCACTCAGCATCAGCGATTGCGCATACACGGACGGCAGCGCGGCTCTGTTGTTGGTCGTTCATGGTGATTATTCTCCGGAGCTGGCAAATTCACCGTATAGCCGTTTGGCTGCGGTGCAATACGATTTATGAGCATCTTCCGGGGTATCGAATGTCCCGAGATAGATGATCCTGTTATTGAACGTGATGGACGCTATGAATCGATCTCCTTTCGCGCGCGCTCTACGGAAAACGCCTTTTAGGCCGGTGCTGCTGTTTTTGCCGACGCGCCTGTTTCTGTTGTTCTCTGCCAGAGTGCAGGTTCGAATATTGCTGCGCTGATTATTGAGACGATTCCCATCTATATGATCGGTGAATATGCCATCCAAATGTGTAAGTCCCAGAATCTGCCGATGCATGAAGATTTCCATCTTCTTGCCAGTATTCTTGTCCGTCCATTGCCTTCGGGCATAGCCCTTCTGGCTTAACTGCCAGGTGTATTTCGACAAAGATTCGAAATCGTTGTCATCAACTAGAGCGATGTCACCATTCGTGAGATGTATCTCTCTCATATGATCCTCAGGTGGTCAGTTGCTTCGCGTTCGCCGCGAACACTGCGCGCGAGAATCCCATCGGCGTCGCCGAACGGATGTCGCCGCGGTCATCGGATGGGGGGGGCAGCGTGGATACGGTTGTCGGGTGCGCCGAGACCGTCGGCGCGTTTTGGCGCCGGCATTTCGAATCCGCCGCCGGCCCAGATGCAGGTCTTCTTCGAATAGTTGTCGGTCAGTTCGAAGCCCGTGAACTCGTACGGATGGAATGTGTAATCGGGCTTGCGCCAGTGCGTCGAGATCACGCTCACCGGGTTTTCGATGCCGTACGGGCAATCGAGCGATTCCAGGAACTCCGCGGCGGCGGCGAACATCTCGATCGACTGCGATAGCGCGCGCAGGCCCTTGCCTTGGAACCAGCGTGCACCGCTCACGGCCAAGTGCGTGCAAGGCGGAAACGCAAAGCCGAACACGACCAACGAATCGGGCGGCAGCGCCGGCGGTCCGATCAGGGCATCCCATTGCTGGAAGATGATCCCGTCTCGCACCGTGCGGCCGGCGTGCTGGATGTCGAAACAGATGCAGCGGTAGCCGGCCTCGGCCCAAGGCCGCGCCATATTCCCCGTCTTGTCGAACAGGAACACTGCGGTCGGTACGGTCATCGCTTCCTCTACAGATAAAGCCTCAATGGCGGGAAAAGAGCGGAGCGCCATACTGGCCGCTCCTAAACACATCACGGGGTCGATACTAAATCGTCTTTGCCTCGATGCGCCTCGTAGATTCCAACGTGCGCCAGACTTCGATCTTTGCCTGCGCTGCAATCATCAGCCAACGGAGCTTTTCCTCTGCCTCCACCGCGCCTTGAAGGGCCAATAGATGCTGTTGGTATCCCTCGTCGGCGTAGGCTTCACGCTCCTGAGCACTGACTGCGTTGTGGCCGGCTCGCTCCGCGTCTTTCATCAGCAGAGATTTCTTGCTCTTGCGGAACTCTTCGAGGTAGACGCGTTCGGCTTTGGCCTTGGCGTACTTCGAAGCGTTGTTCTTGATGAAGTCGAGGCAACTGAAGATGTTGATTTCCGCTTCGTCGCTCACTTGACCTCCAGACGCTGGCCGCGCTCGAGATGAGCGCCAGGCACTTCGCAGCCGTCTTTAATGGCCTGCCCGATCAGCTTCTTGTCAGGGGCTGGGGACGGCGGAATCGGATCAGTCAGATACGCTTGCGGAATCTGTTTCTCGTCATCGATCACGACGGACGGCGGGTTGTCGCGGATCGCGATCTTGAACAGCGGGCATTCGATCTTCTGGATGCCGGCGAAGATCATCGTGTCCATCACGTACTGACGAATACGGGCGGCACGGGCCTCGTACGCCTTGCGGCGTTCGGCCATCGCCTTTTCGGCTGCTTTGATCTGGTCGGCTGTAGCTTCGAGATTGCGAACCAGCATGATCGTGTTCGTAGCCTTGGCTTCCAGATCACCGGAAAGCGATTCCAGCGTGTCAGCAATGGTCTGGTCATCCAGATCCATTTCGGCCAGCTTGTCAGCGGCTTCCTTATATTCACCGGCCAACGCGTAGAGGGTGAGGGCGGTCATGCTGCAACTCCTTCCAGTTCGATCTTGCGGTTGTCCTTTGCTTCGGCGAGCACTTCCTCGGCGACGGTATCGCGCACTGCGTGCGCAGCCTTGTATGCGGCCGTGTATGCCGATTTCAGTTCGTCCATGTCCTTTGCTGAGGCAATGGCATCCGTGTGGCGTTTCAGGGCGGCTGACGGCAAACCCTTCGCGATGACTTCGTGCGTCGTCGCATCGGCGTCGTTGTCGCCCTCCGTCGGGATGCAGAACGTCTGCATGGCGCAGTATTTGTACGCTGCCGACATGGCCTTGTTGGTAGCCTTGTCGCCGCTATCCATCGCCTCGCCAAACGTCTTGACCGTATGTTTGCTGCCGTCCTCGGCCGACACGAAATCAAACTCGGCTTCGACAGTCACGTAGAACAGTGCACCACCTTGCTTCGTCTGTCGCTCGACCACTTCGCGGGAAATCATCCGTGGCAGGATCACCAGATCGTTGTCGGCCAGAACGGTGGAAAGGGCGTTGTACACGTCGTCAATCCCACGGAACTGATATCCCTGCTGCTGATTCTTCCGGCCCTTGCTGATTCCTTCTTTGGCCAGCGTGGCTGCTACGTTTGCTATTGCTTTGTAGACTTTCATATTTCCCCCATTTCTCGTACCAATCCAACCATTCCTCGACTTCTTCCTGTTGGCGCCAATCAGCTCCGTGTGTCATGTCCGGCTCCAAGCCGCCTGAACTGCGAGCGGAGAATCCGGGATCGAAGCGATTCCAATCGCGCACGCAAACGCGATTGCCATCGCGACGAGAATCCCCGCGACCGGGCTGCGTACGAACAGCCGGTCGAGCGCGCTGCATAGGTAGGTGATCGGGTTCATCCGAGACTCCGCAGATACGGGCCGACGACGAGCGCGCCGTACCACAGGAAGCCGATCGCGACGCCGTACGCTGTGATCCATGCGGCAGCTTCGGCGACGCGGCGCAGGTGCGGCGTGCGTGAGGTGAAGCGCATCAGTGCGTTGTCCGACGCTGGCCGGGGAAGGGAGAGAGGGCGCATCACAACCCCTGTCCCGCGATCGTCACGTGCTGCACCGGCTCCGGCACAGCCTTGCGCCCGGCCTTGATAAGGACGGCGTCGAGCGTCATGCGAACGCCGGACGTGAGCAGGGGCGTGCCGTTGTGCTGCGCCGCATCGTCCTCGGCGGCGATCATTTCGAGGGCGAGCAGCGCGTCAGGGGACGCAGCGATCACGCGCGCGTTGTGCTCCTGCGGCTTGTCGTTGTCGCAGAGGACGACCGCGACGCAGAGATCGCCGGCCATGACGCACAGGCCGTTGTCCTCCGCGCGATAGCCGGTGCTGTCGACTTCCCACGGGCCGGGCGAGTGCTTGATCTCGTTCATGCTGCACCTCGCGCGCGGAGCATGGCGTCGGCCATGCGATAGCAGTGATCGGCGAGGCGGTCATACGCGCCTTGCACATCGCAGACCTCCACACAATCCACCTTCGACAGTTCCTTCGCCGCGAAGTAGTCGCGCAGCGTCATACCGGGCTTTCCTTGGTAGACGTTGCATTCGCCGGGCACTTCCGGGAAAGCCGGGCCGCCGTCGTTGATCTCGTTCATGTGGTCCCTCTATGTGGTGTGATTGCCCTGCGTACATCACAGGGGCTTGCAGTGGCTGATAGCCACGCAGCCGCTCTTCCCGTTCAGCCAGACGACTGCGGTATGACCGCTCAACACTTCCGCCGCCGTGCGCGTCGTGAAGGTCTTCGGCGGGTCGCCGCGGACCTCGGAATACTCGACAGTCGCGCCTACCTGCACGCGGGCGTTCCAGTCGTCAGCTGCTTTCTGCGGATTCGGTCTGCGATTCATTTCGGTAGCTCCCGAATGGCGTTGTGGTGTGATTGCCCGCAGGGCGGGCGCGGTTGGTCAGGCGCGTGTCGTTGCGATTTGCGTCGGCTCATTGAAGGAATTGAGGCGAAGCGCGCTCCCCGCGAGCAGCGTGTGGCAGACGCGAGCAGAACAGCCACCTGCTGGCATCACATCCGGCGCGTCCAGTGGACGGCCCATGCTGAACAGATGGGGTTCGTCGGCCCATTCGGTTTCCTTGCTGATGTGGTGCCAACCGGGATGTGCTCCAGTACCTGCGATATTGAGGTTCTTCATCGTCGTTCTCCTGTAGCGGGAGGGGTTGGTCAGGCGGCGGTAAGGTCGATGATGTACTCGCCTTCCTTCAGGTGTTGCGCTGCTTCATTGCGGTCTTTGCGCAACGAATCCGCGTAGACGTAGAAGATGTCGCCGAGCGACGTTTCGACTCGATACCGGTTCACGGTCGTTCTCCTGTAGCGGGCGGGGTTACTGCCAAACCATCCATTTGGCATCCCAAGGAATCGTCTCCTGACGGACCTTGTGTCGTTGTCCATCGCCGCAGACGTACTCGACGACGACCATCAGGGCATATTGAAGCGGGACGAACGAAGTCACGTAGCCGGTTTCCATGTCAGGCCTCCTTGTCGTCTTGAAACAAGCCCGCAGCCTCGGCCAGCGCCGCCGACAGGTCGCCGTAGCAGCAGTCGAGGTATCCGATGTATTCGGCGAGGAAACGGCGGCACCGCGCGTCGGTTGACTCGGCCGGATCAGCAATAAACTTCCGGGCGAAGCGCGCGAGTTCGGCTTCGGCTTCGGCCATGCCGAGTTCGTGGCCGGCCTTGAACGTGGCGTCGTTTTCGGCATCGGCTGCATCGTTGAACTGCTGATGCTGACGGTCCGACCAGAAGTCGGCGGCACGCTCGGTGAGCGATGGATTAAGCATGACGGCCTCCGATGCTCAGCCCCGGCCCGGGCCACCATGGCCCATGCCGCCTGATGCGCCACCGCGAGCATTACCGCTCGTGCCGCGGCCAGCTGAACCGACGCCAGCACTGCCATTACCGCCGTTAGCGACGTGATCGTCCGTGTTCCATACGCCGCCGACGCCGATGTTCGGCGGACCGTCGTAATGGGCGCACGCCGTGAGGGCGATGAGAATCAGAAGGGATGCGAGTTTCATGGCCTACTCCTGCTCTGCCAGGCGTTTCATGTCCGCCAAAGCCAGATCCGACGGATCGTAGAAGCGAGACGGATTGATTTCGTATCCGCTTGCGCGATAAATCAGCATCGCGGCGAGCGCCGTGTTGTGGAATTTCTCGAGCGCGTAACCGGCCTCGCCGGCTTCATGCACAACCCACCCGGCACGGCAGTGCGTCGTTTCGCAGGTATGCCATGAGCCCATATCCAGTGCGCCGGGCTGCGTTACGCGTTCATAGATGCGCTTGTGGATATCCGGAATGGAGGGAATGTCGGGTGCCCCGGTGCCATCGTTTTCGTTTTTTCCCGAGCAGTCCGAGCAGTCCGAGCAGTTCGAGCAGTCCGAGCAGTCCGAGCAGTTCGAGCAGTCCGAGCAGTACGAGCAGTCCGAGCAGTTCGAGCAGTTCGAGCAGTCCGAGCAGTCCGAGCAGTTCGAGCAGTTCGAGCAGTACGAGCAGTCCGAGCAGTTCGAGCAGTTCGAGCAGTTCGAGCAGTACGAGCAGTACGAGCAGTTCGAGCAGTTCGAGCAGTACGAGCAGTACGAGCAGTTCGAGCAGTTCGAGCAGTTCGAGCAGTACGAGCAGTACGAGCAGTTCGAGCAGTTCGAGCAGTCCGAGCAGTTCGAGCAGTTCGAGCAGTTCGAGCAGTTCGAGCAGTTCGAGCAGTTCGAGCAGTCCTTCAACGACCGCAACGCCTCGTGCGCCTTTTCTTCCGATCCCCAATACTCGACGCTGCAGCGGTTGCCGTTGTCGTCGGTGATCCAGGTCTTTGCCATCTAGTCTCTCCTGAGTGCCGTGAGTGGCGGTGTTCGGTTGCGATTGCCTACAACCACAGGCTACAACCTACAACCCATCATTGCAAGTGAAAGTTGTAGTTCGGGGCAAAAAAAAGCCGCCCCTTAGGCGGCTCGCTGAGCATCAGACGTTACATTGGCTTTTTGCGCGGCTTGGGCCGCATATTGCATACAGCGCGAAGCATCGCCTCTCCTATTGAATCGGGAACAACTTCCGAGAACTCTAGGCGTTGGGATGAGGGTATGTTCCAAGATTCCACGACTGCGCCATTGCCACCCTTGCCGGACGCATAGACGTATTCGGCGACCGCAGAGGTATCGCTATCACAGTCGAAGAAGTACAGGGCTTTGCTCGAGGAAGCAGAGAGGGACGTGTAACCCCGCTGAAGGGTCGTTGGCGGATCGTAATCGGATAGGATCCAGGCTTTCGCGACGGCCCCCTTGAAGTGCACCGACTGAACGTCAAGAGAGACGGTCGTGTTCTCAGTACTGCTGAGATATCGCCAATCTGAAGCAAATAAGGCAGGCGAAACCAAGATGCCGGCAGCTAAGAGGGTAGCGATGATCTTTTTACGGTTCATTCAGGCACCCATTTTCCAATGACGACGCCGACGATTCGCGAGCTTTCCGGCATCGCGATAGCAGGGGTCGGCCACGTCGGGTTTAAAACCTTCAAGATCCTTACGCCGCCTTCGTCCATCAAGAGCTGGCGGAGCTGCGCGCGCTCTTCCTGGTCAAGCCGTACGACAACCATGCTGCGATTTGCCGGTTCTCGGGCGGGATCAACATAGATCAGTTCGCCCGGAGCATAGGATTTGGGGCCGCCTGGATCGTAGTTGCTTTCGCCGGCCACTTCGAGTACGAAGGCGTCGGGGCCGTGGGCGAACGGACACCTCAGCCAATCCTGCACTTCTTCGGACCTGATCTTCCCCATCGCTGGCCCCCAATTTGCGGCTTGCATCCAACTTATCAGAGGAATGAAGCCGTTCTCTGAGCGCGGCGCGCCGCCCTTGGCACTCCGCAGGGGAAAAACTCTACCGCCGCTTACATCATTCCGTGAAGGGGGTTCAGGAACAATTTCTAGCTCTGTTCCGCGTATCAGCTCGGCCAAAGATGTGGTAAGCGCTGCGGCGATTTGTTTGCGCTTGGATTCGCGGGGAATGGTGATCCCCGCCTCCCATTTCTGGACGGCTTGGGGACTCACTCCGATCGCTCTCCCCAAATCGGACTGATTGATACCGGCGCGCTCCCGTAGCTCTTTTAGCCGGCCGGCAAAGATAGGGGTCTTCATGCGCCGCATCTTACAAAAATTGGTTGTAGCCATCATTGCAAATATGGGTTGGAATTGCCGGTTGTAAGTTGTAGACTTGAGTTGTAACCAGCAACCAAGGGCTTCGACGATGACTCCGATCCAACGCGCCGCGCATGAAGCAGGCGGTCAATCCGCTCTCGCGCGCAAGCTCGGCTGCACTTCCCAAGCGGTTTCGAAGATGTGCTCGACGGGGCGTGTTCCGGCCGAGCGCGTGCTCGCCATTGAGGCCGCCACCGGCGTTTCTCGTCATGAGCTGCGCCCGGACCTCTATCCCACCGAACCCGCCAGCGAGGTGCCCGCATGAGCCGCGCGTGGCCCCCTACCCGATACGCGCTGATGCACCGGCGCAGCCCGCTCGCGTGGCTCGGCAACAAGCGCGTGGCGCCCTGGGTGCGCGATCTGCAGGAGGCGTATCTGCGCCGGCTCGTAAGAACGGGCCGGCTGCATGGGCGCATCAATGCCGATGGCACGGTCAGCCTTTTGGCGGCCACAAGCCTAGTTCTTTCGCCCGCGCCTCGATCCATTGCCAGTCGAGCTCGAGATTTCTTCCGCAGCTTGTGCACCAGAGCGGCGGAAAGAGCTTGCCTGCGAGCGCGCGCTGGAGAGTCTCCTGGCGCTCGTGAAGACAGTAGGGGCAAGTGATTTTTAAAGGAACGTCTTCCATAGGAGCCTCCTTTCATGAACAGGGTTGACGACGTTGGCTGGCAGGCCGGAATCGATTCTGGCATGGCTGGAGACTCCTCCTAGACGAGGCCGAAACGGCCTAAGCACCCGGTACTACACAAGACGACAGCATCAGGGAGCAACACGTATCGCCCGGGGGCGCATCAGTGGACGACAGACAGATAGGTGAAGGTATGGCAAGACCGCGGTCGAGCAATGTGCTCGGAAAATTGACAGAGAACATCCAGATACGCATCGACGCTGACACGCGCGATGAGTTGGATCGACTCGCGGGCGACATCGGCATATCGCTGGCTGAGTTCATTCGGGATCTGCTCATGATTCGAGCCTATGGTCAGGATCACATGTGCAGACTACACAAGACCCGAACTGCCGCGGTCGCCGGAACGTCACCGGAACGGGATGAATAACCTATGGCAATCGCAACTATTTGCTGGCTCGCGTTCGGCGCATTGGCGTTCTGCCTTCTCGGTTTGGCCTGCAGAGGTCGAGCATGAACGCGCTTCGAGACGGCCATCTCTTTGGCTTCTTCGGGATGCTTTACGTTGGCTTGCCTTATCTGATGGGGTGGGGCTCGTGAACTTCTACAAGCGCCACATCGGCGATTACCTGAAGGATACGGCGCACCTGTCGCTGCTCGAGCACGGCGTTTACGCGCGTCTGCTCGATGTCTACTACACGCGCGAATCAGGCCTCCCTGAGGCCCAAGCAGCAAGATTGGTCGGCGCACGCTCGAAGGATGAGCTTGAGGCGCTTCGCGTCGTGCTCGAGGAATTCTTTGAGCTCGTCGACGGCGTGTGGATCCAGCAGCGCTGCGAACGCGAAATCGAAGAAGCGTCCGCACAAGCGAAAGCGAACCGGGAGAACGGGAAAAAGGGTGGTCGCCCAAAAGCGAAACGGAACCCACCAGACAACCCAGACGGAACCCATCCGGAAATCGATCCGAAACCCAACGGAAACCCATCGGGTTCTGTTTCGCTAACCGAAAAAAACCTTAGCCAGACGCCAGACGCCATAAGCCAGACGCCAGACGTAAAACCCGTGGTACTGGCGGACGTAGGTGGTGAACCCCGCGCGACCGTCCGTCCGTCCGAGCTGTCCGCAGCTATGCGCCGGCACTCGATCGACGCACATCCCGGAGACCCGCGCATCATCGCCGCGGCCGAAGCCGGCATGACGGTCGAGACGATCGAGGCCGCTTGTGCCGAGGCCAAAGCCTCCGATCCTACCGGCCGCATCAAAGCCGGCTTCGTGGTCGCAATCGCGCAGCGCTGGACGGCTGACGCCGCGAAGCCTCCGCCGTCTGTCCGCGCTTCACCGATCGCTTCAGCCCGCGACGAGCGGCGCCGCGCAGGCTGGGCCGAGCTCACCGGCAACACTTCCCCCGAACCCGTAGCACAACCTGCCGAGGTGATCGATGGACATGCCAAGCTCATCGGCTGAGCCATGGCCGCAGGACGGCGTACCCGAGCATTGGGTCAATGAGCTGTTCAAGCGCATGGGCCGGATGTGGGGCAACGTGTTCCTCGAGAAATGGCCGCAGGACGATCTCCGCGGCGTGAAGATCGAGTGGGCACGCGGTCTGCGCAAGCTCTCGACGACCGAGCTCAAGTCCGGCGTCGATTCGCTTCTGACGCTCAAGTTCCCGCCATCGCTGCCCGAGTTCTACGGCCTCTGCAAGCAGATGCGGCTGCACGAGATGCCACGCCACGAGGCGTTGACGGACCAGACGAAGGCGTCGCCAGAGGTCGTCGAGGCGAATCTGCGACGGATGCACGAAATCTTGGCGCCGCTGCGAGAGCCGCGCGAGATTACGGCCGAATGGGCGTACAAGCTGCTCATCCGCGGCGAATCGCGCTCAGGCAAGTCGTTGACGCATGAGGTCATTCGCTGCGCGACGGATGCGATTACTTCGAGTGCCGGGCACCGCGTCATCGAAAACTGCACCGATCCGCAGCTCCGCGAGGAATATCAGGCGATCCGCGACGCGATTGTCGGCAGCTATCGGGCGCAAGGGAAACCACTTTGGGAGGTCGTATGACCGAGACCACGACGCCCGCGCGCGCGAATTTTCCGGCCGAAAAGGAGGCCAGCGTGGTCCTCGCAATCGATCCCGGTACGACCGTAAGCGGATGGGTCGAATACGACTCGGTTCGGCATCGCGTGCTCGACAGCGGTGTAATGCCGAACGCCGACATCCTCGAAGCCCTGGAGCGCCCGTCGCGCGCCGACCGACTCTGCATCGAGATGATCGCGAGCTATGGCATGGCGGTAGGTCGCGAGGTCTTTGAGACATGCGTATGGATCGGCCGCTTTCAGCAGGCATGGAGAGACCCTGATTCCGTCAAACTCATCTATCGACGCGACGTGAAACTGCATCTCTGTGGAACGTCGAATGCAAAGGATCCAAACGTCCGCCAAGCGGTTATCGATCTCTTCCCAAGGGAAGGGGGTGGGAAGACGCCTCAGATCGGCACCAAGGGACAGCCTGGGCCGCTGTACGGCGTTTCTTCGCATGCATGGCCCGCTTTGGCAGTCGCAATCACAGCTCTGGCGAGGGCAGCATGAACGCACTGCACATCGAGTACCAGCCGAAGCTCAACGCGTTCCAACTCGCCGGCATGCTTCCCCGCGATCCGCAATTCCGCGAATGGGTCGGCGGCTTCGTCAACGGCGACGCGGTCACGGTCGATGAGGCCGCGCAGTTCGTCCGCCTCGTCTGCAAGGTCGAGTCGCGGCGCGAGCTCGCGACGAACCGGCATGCCGCCGATCGTTTCAATCACTTCCTGCGCCGGCCGTTTCTCGACTGGCGCGACAACCAGCAGCATCAAAGGAGAGCAGCATGAGCATCTACAACGCGGCAAATGTCGGCTTGGGCAGTGTGCTCGGCAGTCAATCGATCGAGCAACTCCAAAAGCAAATGGCGGGGATTCCGAGTGCTGTCGATCCCGACACCGTGCGCAACCTCACGGAACGGGCGCATCAAGCCATCGAAATATTGGAGCACGAACTTGGACGCCTCGTCGATTTAACGCATCCGGTTCGAGAGCCGGTGCCTCGCGATCCTGAGGGAGGCTGCCAAAATGCGGCATCCGCACCGGAGGCAATCAATTCGCTTCAGATACTGCTCGCCCGAATCGATTCCCAAACTCGAACCGTCCGGCAGATCATCGCCGAACTGCGCATCTAACCATGCCATTGCGCCGCTCGCATGGACGGCGCGAATCTCAAGGAGTCGAAGCATGAGCCCCTATCTCTGGCTTGCCCCGCAGAAAGCGACTGCCACGCGCATGTACGAGGCCGGCGCGCCATTGCGCGAGATCTCGGCCGCAGTTGGCCGAAGTGAGGACGCCATCCGCCGCGCAGTAGGCCGATGGAAACTGCATCGGCCGGAAGGCCATATCGGCGTCGAGACGCGCAAGGATCTCGCTTGGCCGCGGATTCAGAATGCTTTGCGGGGGGGGCGAGGCATGACGATGGCGCAGTTGCGCGAGGCCACTGGGCTGTCGAAGCAATCGATCATCACGGCCATCCGGAAGTACCGAGACCAGATCCACATCGGCTCGTACGAGCGCACTGCCCGCCACCCGGCGGCGATATGGAAGCTCGGGACGGCGAAATCTGCGGAAATGCCGAAGGGCCGTCGACGCACCGCTCAGGCGGTCAGGGCGAATCCATTCCTTGTAGCTGCTGGACTTGTCGCGCCGCCCAAGACTCAACGCGGACGCGTGTTCGAGCAGGACATGTTCACCGATGCCAACGAACTCGAAGCCGCCTAGGAGGGCGCAATGCGAAAACTTGTCCTTTTCCTCGCCGTCGCGCTCTTCGGAGGCTATGCCGGATCACGTATCGAAGCCGACTCGATCCAGAAGACATGCGAGGACGACGATTCCGTCACGCTCATCAACGGGACGCCTTATCTGTGCCTGTCGCAGCGGCATCTGGATCTTATGCGCGCGCAGGCGTCGCAGCGACGGCAGGGGGCTTGACAGCGGTGTTTGCTTAATCTCAGGAGAACAAAGTGGAAATTGATCAACTGAAACTGATCATCCAAGCCCTCACTGGCTTGGCAGACGGAGCGAAAGAGGGTTTTATCTGGTGGCTTGTGATCGAGGGTGCGTTGCCAAAGCTGCTTATGACATTATTCGGGGCCGCATTCCTAGCTACTGGCATTTATATCGCCAAATTGATCGCGCGGCACGCCTCATCGAGCAATCAATCCGAAATTGGAATCCGCCAAATATCTAAAATTGTCGGGCAAGAACTTTATGGGGGATGGATTTCGCCGTCTGAAGTCAACCGGGTGGTAAGTGCCGTCGAAAAGGCTGTCCGGAACAAGGGGGCTTGATGCTGGCAGAACTCGAACCGAGCACCATGAAAACGGGGATTCCGATGCGCGATGAGATCGACGAGTTGCTTGAGGACTGGTACGATTGGCAGCAATCGTATCGCCCCAAGACCGGCTACGGCCGCGTTTCTTCGGCATTCCGGGATCATCGCGCGCGCTGGCAGGATTCGGACGATTTGGCCGATATCGCGCAGGAGCGGGCGCGCAAGGCTGTCTGCGAGGCGATAGAGGCATGCGTCTCGCAGCTCGACCTGCGCGCCCGCGTCGCGATTCAGACCGAGATGCGCAATCGGTTTAGTGGGGCGAAAACTTGGTCATCGATCCGTCTTCCCGGGACACTTGGCGACGAGTATGCGAGGGCGAAGGAGATGCTGCGGCCGATGTTCGAAGATCGCGATTTGGTCGATCCCCTTGTAAACCCGTCGAAAAGGGTATAGAGTTCGCTCCGTCGGTGCGTAGTCGCGCCCAGAGAAAACCGAATCCCCTCAGAAGCCCGCTTGGCATCCGCCGGTGGGCTTTTTGCATTGGAGCCCGAGATGGCCAAACTCAGCACCGCGCAGCGCAAGGCTTTGCCGAAGTCCGATTTCGGAATGCCGGGCAAGAAGGCGTATCCGATGCCTGACGCCAGCCACGCAGCGAACGCGAAGGCGCGCGCATCGCAGGCCGTCAACGAGGGGCGCATGTCCAAGGGCACAGAGGCCAAGATCGACGCCAAGGCGGACCGCGTGATGGGCAAGAAGCCCACGCGCGGCCAGCGCACGGCGACGAATCGCGAACGCCACCCGAGCTCGCACGCGGAATTCGAAGCACTCGGCCGCGACGAGGATTATTGATGTGGCGCGTGCTGGGATGGATCGTCTCGATGGCGGTCCTTGCGGTGGTCATCATCACGGTCGTGGATCTCGGCCGCAGGCTGTCGGGGTGTAGCTGATATGGCCTGCAAGAAGGGGCAGTCGCCGCGCGTGTTCTCGCAAGCGCTGTTCGACGGCATATGCGAGCGCATCGCGGCCGGAGAAAGCCTGCGCTCCATCTGTGCGTCCACCGGAATGCCGGCGAAGGGCACGTTCTTCCGCTGGGTTGCAGATGACGAGAAACTGGCCGCGCAATACGCCAATGCGCAGAACCTACGCGCCGAGCATTATTTCGACGAGATCGTCGAGATCGCGGACAAGACGACCGATCCGCAGAAAGGGCGCCTGCAGGTCGATGCCCGCAAATGGGTGCTTGCCTGCATGAACCCGAAGAAGTACGGCGACAAGATGCGGACCGAGCATGTCGGGGAAGGCGGCGGTCCGATTCAGATGGTCGGACGCATTGAACTGGTGGCACTTCGTGACGACGACAGCAGCGACGGCCCGGATCGCGCTTCCTGAGAAGCTGATCCCCGTCTTCGAAGGGGAAGCTGACGTTCGATATGCGCATGGTGGCCGCGGCTCGGCCAAGACACGCAGTTTCGCGAAGATGGTGGCCGTCAAGGGCTACATCTACGGCATGTCGGGCATCACGGGCATCTTGCTCTGCGCCCGACAGTTCATGAACTCGCTGTCGGATTCGTCTCTTGAGGAATGCAAGCGGGCGATCGAGGACGAGCCGTTCCTGAAGTCGTATTACGAGATCGGCGACAACTTCATCAAGTCGCGCGACGGACGCATTTCGTTCGTGTTCGCCGGGCTCGACCGCAACATCGCTTCGATCAAGTCGAAAGGGCGCATTCTGGTGTGCTGGGTCGACGAGGCCGAGCCGGTCACGGAAGAAGCCTGGACGACGCTGATTCCGACGCTACGCGAGGAAGGCGAAGGCTGGAACGCTGAGCTGTGGGTGACATGGAACCCGAAGCGCAAGACGGCTCCCGTCGAAAAGCGGTTTCGCGGCAACAAGGACCCGCGCATCAAGGGCGTCGAGCTGAACTGGCGCGATAACCGGAAGTTCCCTGCGAAGCTCGAGCGTGATCGGAAACGCGATCTCGAAGAACGCCCCGAGCAGTACGACCATATCTGGGAAGGCGGCTACGTCACGGCGCTCGAGGGCGCGTACTTCGCGAAACATCTGCAGAAGGCGAAGGAAGAAGGCCGCATCGGCTTCTTCCCGGCCGATCCGCTGATGACGATTCGACTGATCGCCGACATCGGAGGCACCGGTGCCAAGGCGGACGCGTTCGCGCTGTGGGCAATGCAGTACATCGGGCGCGAGATTCGCTGCGTGAACTACTACGAGGCCGTCGGACAGCCGATCGACGCGCATCTCGCGTGGTGCCGATCGCAGGGCTACGAGCCGTCGCGAGCGCAGTTCTGGCTGCCGCACGATGGAGCGACGCAGGATCGCGTCTACGACGTGTCATACGAGTCCACATTGCGCAAGGCCGGCTACTCGGTGACGGTTGTGCCGAATCAGGGAAAAGGCGCCGCAATGGCGCGTATCGAGCGCGCGCGAGTGCTGTTTCCGCAGGTCAGGTTCAACGAGGCGTCGACGGAAGGCGGTCGCGCCGCGCTCGGCTGGTATCACGAAAAGCGCGATCAGGAGCGTGGCATTGGGCTCGGTCCGGAGCACGACTGGTCAAGCCATGGTTCCGATGCATTCGGCCTTGGCTGCCTCGTTTGGCAGGAGCCGGTCGAGATGAAGCCGCTGGTCTATCCGAAATCGGGAGTGGTATGAGCATCGCTTTGGAGGCGAAGGTCGCGGCATTGGAAGCGCGGGTCGCCGAGCTGGAGTTCATGCTGGCGCGCACGGGAAGCCAAGATGCGCTCCAACGGCTTTATGACCGCCTGACCGCGCTTGAGCAAACCGCTGCTCGCAAACCAGGCCCGAAACCCAAGGATGTCTCGAATGGCTGAGCGCATGACCGACACCGAGCTTCTCGCCCTCATCGGGAACTACGAGAAAGCCGCGCTCGGCTCGTCTGTGTCCGTTGGGCCGTCCGTCGGCGGCAACATCAAACCGGCCGGCCAGACGATGACGACGCTCGAAATCGACCGCTACAACGCGCTGAACGCCTATTTCGGGCGTCCGCTCGGCAACGAGGTCGAGGACCGCTCGCAGATCGTGCTGCCAGAGCTGCGCGACACGGTCGAATGGATCATGCCGCAGCTGATGCGCATATTCGCGGCGAGCAAGCCGTGCCAGTTCGATCCCGAGTCGGAGGGTGACGAGGATCAGGCCGAGATCGAGACGGAAGTCGTGAACTACGTCTTCACGAAGCGCAATCCGGGCTTCTTCGTCCTGCACGATTTCTTCAAGGATGCGCTGTTGCTGCGCAATGGTTACGTCGATTCGTGGTGGGAGAAGCGCCGCAAGTCGATCGTCGAGACATACACGGGCCTGACCGAGATCGAAATCGCGATGCTGTTGCAGACCGATGACGATGTCGAGATCCTCGAGCAGAAAGAGCGCATCGACATCCAAGATGGGCCGCTCGGACCGTCGCAATACGTCTGCTTCGACCTGAAGCTGCGCCGCACGACGGTCGAGAAGCGCGTGCGTGTCGAATGCGTGCCGCCGGAAGAAGTACTGGTGTCGCCTCAGGCGCGCCGCGGGCTTGATGACGCGCCATTTGTCGAGCGGAAGCGCACGGTGCTGCGCTCCGAAGTGATCGAGATGGGTTTTCCGAAAGAAGAGGTCGCGCAAATCACGATCGCGCGGCCTGATTGGTTAGACCTGATCTCGATCGCGCGCAACGAGGTTACGGACCAGCTCAGCGAGGACGATTCCAGCGATCCCGCGAGCCAACAGGTCGAGCTGCGCATCGTATGGATTCGCGTCGACTATGACGGCGACGGCATTGCGGAACTGCGCCGCGTGGTCGTGGCTGGCGACAAGATCTTCGACAATGACGAGTGCGAGGAAATCTCGCTGTCGTATTGCTCGCCGGTGCGCATGCCGCATCGCCATGTCGGGATCAGCTACTACGATTTGCTGTACGACCTGCAGGTAATCAAGACGACGCTGTTCCGGCAGGCGCTCGACAACCTGTACATCTCGAACAACCAGCGTGTCGCAGTCGACTGGACCAACGTCAACATCGGTGACCTGATGGTTTCGCGGCCAGGCGGCATCGTGCGCACGAATGGCTCTCCGGCAGACAAGGTAATGCCGCTCGTGCAGCCGTCGAACCTCCTGCAGCAGATCCTGCCGGCGCTCGAATATTGCGACCTGCAGCGCGAGATGCGCACCGGCATCGGCAAGGACACGATGGGCGTCGATGCCGATGCGCTTCAGGACGTGACGAAGGGCGGCCAGTTGGCGGCCATGTCTGCTGCGGCGATGAAGGTCGAACTCGTCGCGCGCCTGCTCGCGGAAGGGGTGAAGGACGTGTTCGGCAAGATTCACCGGTTGCTGCTGCGCCACCAGGACAAGCCGCTGACGTTGCAATTGACCGGTCGCTGGGTCGATGTGAACCCGAGCGAATGGAGAGAGCGCACGCAGATCAGCGTGAACGTGGGGCTCGGCTCAGGCAACCGAGAGGAAGCGCGCGCGAACTTGTTCATGCTGGCCCAGGCGCAGAAGGAACTGGGGCCGTTCGGACTCGTAGGGCCGAAGCAGGCCTACGAGACGTTCAAGGCGATGGCGCATCTGCTCGGCTACGAGAATCCAACGCAGTTCGCGATGGATCCGGATTCGCCGCAATACGCGCAGGCAATGGCGCAACGCGCGCAGCAGCCGCAAGACCCGCGCATTGCCGCTGCGCAGATCAAGATGCAGGGCGACCAGCAGATCGAGCAGATGCGCCTGCAGGCTACGCAGGTCAAGGCGCAGGCCGACGCTCAGCGCGCTCAAGTCGAGCTCGCGCACGGCGCGCAGCAGGCGGCCGGCGATCAGCAGGTGCAGCAGCAGCAAATTCAGTCGCAGGAATGGCAGACGGCACTGAAGGTCATCGGGCAGATCGTCGCATCGCAACTCAAGCAGAATGCTGCGGCAGATGCCGGGCAGATTGTCAATCACGACGTGAGTGAGGTGCAACGTGGCTGAGCTTGTATCGTTTCCGCGCAACACTTCTCCTGTCGATTTGGCCGAAGGCTTCCTTGAATTCGCTCAGAAAGGTTGCGTGAAATGGGCCGTGATGGTGATCTGCGAGCAAGACAATACGCTGCGCTACGATTGGAGTCTTCTTCCTAGCAATTTGGCAGCCGTTGGCGCAATAGAATTTCTTAAGCTGCATTTAATGGACCAATGATGGCACCTGAAGAAGAAATCATCCGCGGCGGACAGGCTGCGCAGGTGCTCGACGCGCCGATCTTCGTCGAGGCGAAGAAGCGCGTGCTGGACGGCATTCACGAGCAGATGAAGCGCGTTCCGATGGCCGACCAGACCATGCATACGCGACTCGTCATGACGCTGCAGTTGTGGCATGCGCTCGAAAGCTATCTGGAGCAGGTCAAGCAGACCGGCGAAATCGCGGATTTCCAGATCCGGCAGGAAGAGGAACGCAAGAACTGGTTTCAGCGGCAGTTTGGATAGCGGGATGTCCTGTCACCGTCGGGGACATTAAAAGAAGCGGCGCGAACGGGTGAGAAGCCCGTAACACTTCCAAAACAGGCTCGCATCCGTGCGGGCCTTTTTATTTGAGGCGAGAAAATGAGCGACGTTGCAGCAGTGACCACCCAGCCGGGCGCCACGGGATCGACGGATACCGAGACGCAGTTCCAGAGCCTGTACGACGCCGGTGCCTTCGAACCCGAGAAGCCGCACGTCGAGCAGCAGGCCGTCGATACGAATGCTGCCGCCGCTGCGCAAGAAGCGCGGAATGACGCCGATCCTCATGAAGAGGACGAAGCCGATGCACGTGGCCTGAATGGACAGCAGGACGGCCAGGCGCAGACCTACGCCAGCCTCAATGATCTGCTGACCGCGCATAAGATCGATCCGCAATCGGTCATGGGCCTGCATGTGACGGCCAAGATTGATGGCGTCGAAACGCAGGTTCCGCTCGAACAGGTTCTCAAGTCGTACCAACTCGAAGGCCACGTCAACAACAAGTCGATCGAGCTGAGCAATCAGAAGGCGGCGCTCGAGCAGGAACGCGCGTCATTCCGGACTGCCGCGCAACAGGTCATTCAGCAGCATCAGGCGATGGCGAACGTCGCCATGCAGATGCTCAACCACGACTTCAACCGGATCGACTGGAACGCGCTGCGCGTGCAGAACCCGGCCGAATTCGCCGCGCTGCAGGCCGAGTACGGCCAGCGCCAGCAGCAAATCCAAGGATTTCTCGCGCAGGTGCAGCAGCAGGCCAGTGAACAGGCCGAACAGCAGCAGCGAGCGATTCAGCAGTCCCTCGCACAGGAACATGAACGGCTTCTCGGCGCGCGCCCGGAATGGCGCGACCAAGCCGCCTTCACGAAGGACCGCGACCAGATGACGCAGTACGCCCGCAGCCTCGGGTTTCAGGATGCCGAACTCAGCCAGATCTTCGACCACCGCTACATGCTGGTATTGCATGACGCGGCGCGATTTCGGGCCCTCCAAGCAGCCGCCCCTCAGGCTCTGAAGCAGGTCCGGCAAGCGCCGCCGACGGCAGCCCCGGGATCTCGGACGAATGCGAACCCAGCCGACGCGAGCCGACAGGCCGCAATCGAACGATTTAACCGCAATCCGCGCGATGAAGACGCCGCCGCAGCGGTGTTCCAGATGCTCGGATAGCGGTCACCGGAGTGCAAAATGTCCGTACCGACAAATACCTTCCAGACCTTCACGCAGAAGAACATCCGTGAAGACCTCATCAACACGATCTACAACGTCGATCCGTACAAGACGCCATTCCTGAACATGGCGAAGAAGGATACGGCGAAGCAGACCAACCACGAATGGGACACCGATGTCCTCGCGGCGCAGAACCTGAACAACGCCGCGATCGAAGGTGACAACCCGACGAGCCAGAACCTGACGCCGACCGCGCGCATGGGGAATTACACGCAGATCTCGACGAAGACCGTCCAGATCTCGGGTACGACCCAAGCGGTGGTCGCGGCCGGCGGCTCGAACAAGATGGGCTATCAGCTCCTGAAGAAGTCGAAGGAGCTGAAACGCGACATGGAAGGCATCTTGACCTACAACCAGGCCAAGAACGCCGGCTCGTCGTCGACGGCTCGTCTGATGGCAGGTCTGCCGGCGTGGCTGCAGCAAAACACCGTGTTCCAGACGGGCGGCTCGCCGTCGGGTGCCAACCCGACGCTCGCCAGCAACGGCTGGACCGATGGCTCGGTGACGCGCACCTATAACGGCACGACCGTCGCGATCACCGAAGCGATGATCAAGTCGATGCTGCAGAAGGTGTACGTCAGTTCCGGCGACTGCCCGGAATACATGCTCGTGTCGGCGGTGAACAAGCAGAACATCTCGGCGTTCAGCGGTCCGGGCACGCGCTTCATCGAAGTCGAGGACAAGACGCTGCGCACGGTGGTCGACGTGTACGAGTCGGACTTCGGCGACGTGAAGATCGTCCCGGACATCTTCCTCGCGCACTCGGGCGACGTGTTCGGCATCAACCCGAACTACGTGCGCGTCGCGTACCTGCGGCCGTTCCAGACGATCCCGCTGGCGAAGACGGGGGACAGCGATCAGAAGATGCTGCTCGTCGAGTACACGCTTCAGATGGGCAACGAGCACGCCCACGGCGCGATCTACGATACGAACGGCTGACCGATCTCCTAAGAGGCGGTGACTTATGGGCGGCTTCGGCCGCCCTTCTTTTTCCAGATTCGAAGGAGTAAATCATGGCAGGTTCTGTCATCACCGCGGGCACCACGCGCACACAAGCGGGTGCCACGCAAATCACTGAAGACATCACCACCGTCAACACCTCGACCGCGCCGGCGGCCGGCTCGTTGCTCGGCGATGGCGTCGTGCTCCCGCAGGTGGGCTCGGGCACCGATCGTGTCTTCCTGATCAACAACACCGCGAACCCGATCCAGGTCTACGGGTTCGGCTCCGACACGATCAACGGCGTCGCGGGTTCGACCGGTATCGCAATGGCTCCGAATTCGGCCGACGTGTACATCGAGGCCGCGCCGGGTGCATGGTCGGTCGATGCTGGCTTCGGCAGCGCGGGCCAGCTTCAGACCATGTTGACGCTCAATGGCATCACGGCGCATGCGGGCGGCGGCCAGGGCAGCGCGACGCCGTTGCCGGCCATGATCAACCGCGTGACGACGGTGGCGAGCGCCGGTGACAGCGTCGTGCTGCCCGCTTCCGCAGCGGGTCTGCAACTCATGGTCGTGAATGCAACGGCGACGAACTCGATGAACGTGTTCCCCGCCTCCGGCGATGCGATCAATGCCTTGGGCGCGAATACGGCGTTCGCAGTGGCGGCCGGCAAAACGGCCGAGTTCTACTGCACGAACGCCGGCCAGTGGCACACGATTCTGAGCGCGTAACCGGGTCTCCTCAGCGGGTGAGTTCGGCCGGCCTTCGGGTCGGCCATTTTTTTGAGGTGTCGAAATGGGATGGACAACCGTAGCGCCGTGGCGGCCGATTGCCGGCAGTGGCCAGAACATCACGATCGGTGCGTCATCTACCCAGGCCACGAATCCGGTCGGCGATAACGCGCAGGCGGTTCAGCTCTCGGCAATCGGTGGCAACTGCCATGTCGCGATCAGCAAAAATCCGACGGCAGGTGCGGCTGACATGCTAATCAAGGCGAGCGACCCGCCGTTGGTTGTGCGCGTCGAGCCCGGTGAGAAGATCGCAGCGATTCAGGACGGCGCATCGACTGGCACCCTGAACGTGATCGAAGTGACGCACTGAGGCGAGCCATGAGCGAGGAACTCCAGCACGGCGCACCGCTCCAGCCTGAGCCACAGGACGGCAAGCGCGTCACGTACCATGAAGAGGACGGCAAAATGCACGTCCGGTACGAGCAGGATGTCGAGACCGTGCTGAAGCTCAATCACGCAGATCGAGCTGCCGAAGGTGCCTTCGACAAGCGCGGCGAGTTCAATCGCGTGATGCGCGTACCCGAGGTCATCATGCTCGAGATCCGGTTCAAGTACGGCTGGGATTACCAGAACCCGGATCACTGGCCGATGGTCAAGAAAATCCTGAAGGGCCCCGAGTACGCGGCCTTCCGCACGACCAATCGGGAGATCTGACCATGCAGAAATACGTGAACAGCGTGGCGGCCTCCACTGGCGCTCCCGTAGCGGGGGCGTTGGTGCAGGTGAACCTCCAGAGCGGCGGCGCGGCCACGATCTACTCTGACAACGGCGTGACGGTCGCGCCGAATCCGCTGACGACGGATGTGAACGGCTCGTTTTCGTTCTATGCCGCCGACAACCGCTATCAACTCGTGATCAGTGGCGCGAATATCACGACGCAGACAGTGAACGACATCCTGATCGTCGATCCGCTGCCATCTGACCTTCCTACCAGCCTACCCGGAAGCTCCGGAAAACTCTGGAATAACGGCGGCGTCATCTCGGTATCCTGACATGCTCAAACGACTTCTGATCGCGGTGCTGTTCGCGCCGCTGATGGCGCTCGCTCAGAGCTATCCGTCGCCGACGTTCAACAACCTGACCGTCAACGGCACCTTCACGCTCGCAGGCGGATTGCCTCCGGCTAGTCTGGCCGCGCAAGCGGCCAATACAGTGCTGGCAAACGTCACGGCATCGACCGCATCGCCGACGGCAGTCGTCATCACCGGCTGCAACGGTGCCGCGCAAGCGCTCCAATACACCAACGGCGTCGGCTTCGGATGCAATTCCGCGATCGCGACTTCCGGAGCGAACGCCAACATTACGTCTCTATCTGGTCTAACGACGCCGCTGTCGGTCGCGCAGGGGGGCACTGGGCGCGCGACGCTGACGGCGCATAGCGTTCTCATCGGCAACGGTACCACGGCGGTTACGCAGATTGCGCCGAGCACCGCCGGCCAAGCGCTCATCAGTGCAGGCGCAACGAGCGATCCGGTATTCGGATATCCGACCGGCACGCTGATCGGATTCCAGCGATTCACATCCAGTGGTACGTATACACCCACTACGGGCACCAATAGCGTAATTGTCGAGATAGTGGGCGGTGGTGGCGGTGGTGGCGGCGCGGCAGCTGCAGCTGCGGGTCAGTGGTCTGGAGGCCAGGGCGGTGGTGCCGGGGCATATGCCAAAGGGCGCATCACAAGCGCTTTCTCCGGGGTGACAGTTACGGTTGGGGCTGCCGGCGTGGGCGGCACCGCTGGGGCGAATGCCGGTACCTCAGGTGGCCAATCATCGTTTGGCGCGCTGATCACGGCGCCGGGTGGCACTGGCGGCAGTGGCTCTGGGGCCTTCAGCAGCCCCGCCATAGTGGGTTCCGGGTCAACGTCTTCTGCTTCCACTGGGGCTTCCATTATCAATGGCGTAGGCGCCGCGGGTGGTCCGTCTTTTCTCATGGGGATTAACGACGCTCTCTCCGGGATCGGTGCTGCCAATCCTTTTGGTGGCGGTGCCGCCGCCGCCACTGCAGCAGGGGCTGGGAACGCGGCCACGACCCCCGGCACCGGCGGTAGTGGAGGCCTTTCTTTCAATGGCACGGCCGCTGCGGCCGGCGGTGCCGGTTCAGCGGGCGTTGTGATCGTCTGGGAGTACAACTGATGATCTACGCCATCGTCCAAAATGGGATCGTCGTCAACATGATCGAATGGGATGGCGTCACGTCGTGGAGTCCTCCCATAGGGATGATTGCGGTGCAAGTCCCGACGAACGCATATGTCGGGATTGGTTCGACGTATTCGAACGGCGTTTTCGGTGCGCCGCCGGCCCCTCCTTCCTTCACGGCTTGAGCCATGACGATTTTCGTTCAGGCAGTCGGCGGCGGCACGCCAACCGGCGTCGCGGGCGTCTATGACTACTTCTCGCTGAAGCAAGCTGTGCAGGATTGGTTTGCGCGCGCGGATCTAGGTGGCTGGATCGACTACTTCATCCAGATGGCCGAGGCGGACATCTACCGCGACATTTTCCGGTTGAACTTCGGCCGCGGCGTCCGGGCGATCGAAACATCGCTGAACGTGACGATCGCAAATGGCGTCGCGGCGCTGCCAACTGGCTATCTCGCTCTCAAGCAAGGCGTGATTTCGAGCGGTGGCAATACGTGGGAACTCGAACGCAAGAGCACGGAATTCATCTACACGCAGTATCCCGATCGCACGCCGAGTGGCATCCCGGCGTATATCGCGCGCGAGGGCAGCAACTTCATCTTCGGGCCGTTTCCGGACAGCAACTACACGGTCACGGGTACGTATTGGCAGCGTCCTGCGCAACTGACCAGCGTGAACAGCGTGAACTGGCTCGTGAATACGATCCCGACGGTGATGCTCGCCGCCTGCTTGAAGTTCGCGGCGCGCTTCAATAAGGACGAGGAAGGGCTGGCGATGTGGGATGGTATCTATCAGGCGCAGCTTGAGGCGTTCGTGCTTGCCGACCGGGCAGAGGAAACATCCGGTTCGACGCCTGCAATGGTGGCGGCCTGACATGCTTCTGCCGATCGCCGATTACGCACCGGATCTTCCGCCAAACAACGCGGAAGGTGCGTCCGCGAATGTCGTGAATCTGTTCCCGCGCACGAAGGAGTCGTGGGGACCGGTCGGCACGCTCTCGCCGTTCAGCAGCAACGGCCTCACGGGGCAATGCTTGGGCGCGATCACGGCGATCGATAACGGCGGCAACAACTACCTGTTCGCCGGTGATGCGACGAAGCTCTACGAACTCGCGCCGAGCAACACCTCGTTCAGCAACGTCAGCATCGCGGGGGGATACGCACTCCCATCCGGCGAGCGCTGGAACTTCACGCAGTACGGGCAGCGGGTGATCGCTGCGGCGCAAAGCCAGAACCTGCAATCGTTCGTGCTGAATTCGAGCACCGCCTTCGCTAACCTCGCTGGCTCGCCGCCGCAGGCCCGCTACATTGCGACGATTCGCGACTGGGTGATGGTCGGCAACACATTCGATGGCGTGAACGGCGAGCAGCCGCAGCGCCTGCAGTGGTGCGCGATCGACGATCCGACGACATGGCCTGCGACCGGCAGCGTGCAGGAAGCGCAATTGCTGGCGGGCTCGCAGATCATTCCCGGCGATCAGGGATGGATGACGGGACTCGTCGGCAACCTCGGAACGGCCGATGGTGCCGTGTTCTTCGAGCGCGCGATCTGGCGCATCGTCTTTCAGGGTTCGCCGACGGTCTTCGGCTTCTACCCGGCGGAAGGCGTGCGCGGCACGAAATGCCCGAAGGGCATCGTTCAGGATGGCGCGCTCGTCTATTACGTTGGCGAGGATGGCTTCTATCGCTTCGATGGTTCGAACTCGCAGCCGATTGGCGTCGATCGCGTCGACAAGACATTCTGGTCGAACGTCAATGCCTCCTATCTGGCGAACGTCGTCGGGGCCGTCGATCCGATCAATCGGCTGGTGATGTGGCTCTACCCGTCGGCATCCGCAGCGAACGGCATCCCCGATTCGCTGATCGTCTACAACAAGGTGCTCGACAAATGGGGATTCGCGCAGATCAATGCCGAATACATCTTCCGCGCGATCTCGCAGGGCTATTCGCTGGATTCGCTCGATACCACTGGCTATACGCTCGACTCGTTGCCGTTCTCGCTCGACTCGCGCGTATGGACGGGCGGACAGATCCTGATGGGCGCATTCGATTCGAGCCATAAGCTGAACTACTTCACGGGCTCGCCGGCCAATGCGACCGCCGATACGGTCGAGCTTGAACCGTTTGGGCGCGCCGGGAAGCGCGCTTTCGTGATCTCGGTGCGACCGATGATCGATGGCGCATCGCCGACCATCCAGATCGGCACGCGACAGCGCCTCATCGACGCGCCGGCATTCACCGCCGCCAGCGCGATCAATGCGAACGGCGAATGCCCGGCGCGCGCAGACGGACGCTACCTGCGCGCCCGGATTCAGACGAGCGGTAGTTTCACGCATCTTCAGGGCGTCGAGATTCCCGAAGATTCGGTTCAAATGTCGGGGCGCCGATGAACCGCGGATACGACGCTGTTCCGGAAGTGATGCCGGACGAGAAAGAGCATCGGCGTCGGCTCGCGCGGCAGGGGAACCTGCTGCTGCAGGGCAAGCAGAACAATGTGATCCAGGTGACGCTCACGGCGAACTCGGCGACCACGACGGTCACGGACAAGCGCATCGGCTTCTATACCTATATCGGGTTTTCGCCGCTCACGGCCGATGCAGCAGCCGCGCTTTCGGGGCTCTACGTGTCGTCGCAAGCGAACGGCACCGCCACGCTCACGCATGCGAACAACGCGCAGACCGATCGCACCTTCAATGTTCTCCTAGTCGGATAAATCCCATACTTTACGGAATTCCAGCGGCTTCCATCCCGGAAGTCTGGGGAGAGGTTTGCCCGTGGATTGCTGCGGCATGCAGGACGAGCCGCGGCAAGTTCGATGAGAACGACATCCTGCGGGGCCTGCTCGATCGCGACGATCAATTGTGGATCTGGAAAACGCCGACGGCGTTCGCTGTCGGTGTGACGCGACTCGTCCATTACCCGAAGCAGATGGTTTGCACGGTCCGCATCGTTACTGGGCGCAATCGCCGCGAATGGGAAGAGGCAGCGATCGAGCAGATCGAAGCATGGGCCAAAGCACAGGGTTGTCACGCGATGGAATTGCAGGCGCGTCCGGGGTGGTGGCGCGGCTTCCTGCGCCGTCTTGGCGGATACGAAATGACCCATCTCTATTGTGAGAAGCAATTATGATCCGCAACCCGCGACAGTTGCATTTAATGCGTTTGGGGCTGCCCCCGATTCCGACCAATGGAGGCGGTGGAAGCGGTTCGACAACCACGGTACAGAAAAGCGATCCATGGTCCGGTCAGCAGCCGTACCTGCAAAATGTCTTCAGCGGTGCCCAGAACGCGTACAACCAGTACGCCGGCAATCCGGCATCCTCGGTCGCCGGGTTCACGCCGATGCAGCAGCAGGCGATGGGGCTCACGCAGAACGTCGCGAATGGCACGAACTTTGGGAATGCCTCTGGCGTTAATAATGCCGCCGGTAACTACACGACGAACCTGCTGAACGGGAACTATCTGAACGCGAACCCTGGTAATGCGGCTTTCAGCCAGTTCGCCAATGGTTCCATGCTGAACAACCCGTATCAGAACGCGGCGCTCGATGCGGCGAACAACGCGATTACGCGCGCATACCAGACCGCGACAGCCCCGCAGACGGCAAGCTCGTTTGCCGGATCCGGTCGCTACGGATCGGGCGCATACCAGAATGCCGTTAGCCAGAACCAGCAAGATCTCGCGACGCAGCTCGGCAATACCGACGCGAGCCTCGTGAACAGCATGTATCAGCAGAACATGGCGAATATGCTGCAGGGCGCGCAAGGATTGTCTAGCAACTACAACACGGCCGCGCAACAGCAACTCGCCGGGTCAGCCAACGCGCCGAACGTCGTCAACTCGATCAACGGTGCCGCGACGAACCTCTACAACATGGGCGGCAATCAGCAGGCGCTTTCGCAGGCGCAGATCAATGCGCCATGGCAGTTGCTGAACAACTTCTCGAACCTGATCCAAGGTCAATACGGCGGTAACACGAATACGACGACCCCGTACTACACCAATCAGCTCGCCGGCGGAATGGGTGGCGCGCTGACTGGTGCCATGCTGGGTGGCGGAATGAGCGCCGGTTCCGGCTGGGGGCAGGGACTCGGTGCAGTAGCTGGCGGTCTGATGGGCGCATATTCCGACCGACGCCTGAAGCTCGATATCGAGCCGACCGGCGAATGCCTCAAGAACGGCTTGCCGCTCTACCACTACCGCTACCTGTGGGACTCGCCGCACGTCCGGCGCGTGGGCGTCATGGCCGACGAAGTGCGCGCCGTCGCGCCCCATGCGGTGTGGACCGACCCGCTCGGCTTCGATAAGGTCGACTACGACGCAATCGGAGGCGCTCATGTCCTTCTTCGGTAACATCCTCCCCTTCGTTGGGGATAGCCTCGGAGAAATTGTCAGCCATCCTTTGCAGGCGGCCGGCGCGGCTCTTGGAGTGCCTGGCTACGACCCGTTCTTCGGCGGCCTATTCAACAACAGACCCGGCGGCGCGCTGTTCAGTCCGACCGGCAATTTCACCTCGAGCGCTTGGCAGGACATGTACAGCCGGAATCCGGGGGATGCGGCTGCGCTGAACCAGTTCTCCGGCATCAACGCCGTGGCGGACAAGGTGGCACCGGCGATTGCGGGCATGTTTGCTGGTCCAGCCTTGGGCGCAGCGATGGCCGGCACTGGTGGAGCGGCAGCAGGAACGGGTGCAGGTGCCGCTGGTGCGATGGGCGCAGAAGCTCCCGCTGCTACTGCGGGGAGCGCCGCAGGTGCCGGCATGGGCACTGCCTCCGCGCCGGTCTCGGCATTCGGCGGTTTGGGTGGCGCAAGCGTAGGTGGTGGCGCCGGAGCGAGCGGCTTGACGGGATTCTTTGGCGGACCGGCCGCATTGGGCGACGCAGGGCTGGCCGGCGCAATTTCCGCCAGCGGCTCCGGCCTGCCCGGCCTCATGGGTGGTGCAGGCGCAGCCGATATGGGCGGCGCGCTGGGCTCGGCACCGACCGGCCTGTTCAGCGGCCTGCTGCCCGGGGGCAGCATGACCGGCACCGCCTCCGGCGCACTCGGAGGCGGCATCTCGGGCGCGGTGAACGGCGCTGCACCGATCGGTGATGCAACGATGGGCGGCTTCAATTTCGGCAATTACTCGAATCTCGCGCAACAGCTGTTGAGACAGAGCCAACAGCAACGGCAACAGCAGCAAAACGTGGTGCAGATGCCGATGCAACCGAATCGATTCGGCGGCCAGCGAAACCCGGCGGCTCCGATTGGCCCGCAAATGCCCTACGCGACCTTCAATCAGGCGCAAAACGGCATGGCACCCGGCGGCCCGCAAATGATGAATCCCTTCGGCCTTGGAGGCACCGTTTATGGCTGATATCTTCGGCGGCCTCTTCGGAGGCGGCGATTCTAGCGCGCCGAATTCCGGCCTGATGAACATATTCGCCAACCCCCAGACTGCTGGCTTGATGGGCTTGGCTCAAGGACTGCTCGCGGCGTCCGGGCCGTCGCGCATTCCGGTGTCGATGGGGCAGGCGATGAACTCGGGCATGCAGGGCATGCAGCAGGGGGCCGAGAATGCAATGCAGATGCGCATGGAGATGGCGAAGATGCAGGCCCAACTTGATCCGTTTGGAGTGGGATTCGGAGGCTCTGGACAAGGTCAAAGCCAGCAGCCGAATCCGACACTTGCACAAGGATTGCCGGTGTCTGGCGCTGCAAATTCCGGACCGATGTCGGGATTGTCGAGCGGCCTCGGGTCCATGGCACCTCAGATGCCCGTTCAGCAGTCCGCTGCGCCGTCGAACGGCCTATCCTTGTTCGGTGGCCATACTCCACAGGAAGTGATGATGGCTGGAGCCCGGTTGGCTGCGTTCGGTAATCCGGCTGGCGCAGAGATGATGAAGATCGCGGCTCAAGCCGATCCGTCGTTGTCGCCGACCGACATCACGAAAATGGGCGTGCAGGGCGGTATGTCGCCGGCCGACATCCAAGCGGCCAACGCCGCAGGCGTCGCGAAGGCAAATTACATCGCGCCCGTCAACGCGCGCCCCGGATCGATCCTGCGCAATCCGCTCACGATGCAGCCGATGGCGTTCAACCCGAACATCCCGGCAGGCGGGACACCGGTATTCGACGCTTCCGGCAACGTCATCGGCATCAACACGATCCCGGGCGCGGCCGGCGTGACTGCTGAGATGGCCGCCGCGAAAGCGGGCGGCGAGGGCTCGATGTTGCCGTTCTCCGGCGTGGATGCGGCTGGCAATCCGCTGCCGGTTACGAACCGTACCGCGGCGGCAACCCAGAACGGCGTTCCCGGTTTCTCGCCGTTCCAGAACGCGGTGCGTCAGGTCGAAAGCGGCGGTAACCCGATGGCGATCAATCCGGCTTCGGGTGCGGCGGGATCGATGCAGACGATGCCTGCAACCTCTGCGAATCCCGGCTTTGGCGTGCGGCCGGCCGCCAACAATTCCCCTGCCGAGTTGCAGCGCGTCGGCGCGGACTATGCGAGCGCCATGCAGCAGAAATACGGCAACGACACGGACGCCGCGGTCGCCTATAACTGGGGGCCACAGAATGCCGATAGATGGATCGCGGCCGGGCGTCCATGGAAGATGCTGCCGAAAGAGACGCAGGGATTCGTCGGGCAGGTGCATGCGCAAATGCAGAACTTCGCCGGCAACACGTCGGGCGCGCAAGGGCAAGGTGGCGGCGCGATCTACGCAGCACCCCCGATGGGTGCGCCGACCTTCGCGCAGGGCCAAGTGAAGCAAATGCAGGACCGATGGGGCGCGCTGCGTGATCAGAACGCGTCGGCCCAAACGGTCATTTCGCAACTGCAGAACATCGCGCAGCTCGCGCCGCAGGCGATCACGGGCGCCGAAGCCGATCGGCGCGCGTATGCAAACGGGCTGCTCTCGCTCGTCGGCGTGCCGGGCGCGCAGGACGCGAAGACCGCGACCGATCTGCTCGACAAATACAGCAACCAGATCATCGCGAAGCTCGGACAGGGCGGTCTCGGTACGGACGCCGCGCGCTCGATCGTTTCCGCTGGGAATCCAAATATGCACATGACGGTGCCAGCGATTCAGGAAGCCGTACGCAACCTGAGCGGCCAATATCAGATGGTGCAGGCCAAGGCATCCGTGCTGCAGCAGTTCGCGAACGGCAATGATCCGGCCGGCTATACGAGAGCCGAGACGGCATTTGACAAGAACGCCGACCCGCGCATCTGGGAATGGCGCTCGATTCAGGATCCCGCGCAGCGTCAGCAATTTGCTGCGAAGGTGCTGAAGCAGGATCCGAAGTTCGGCCAGAAAATCCAGACGCTCGAGCAACTGGGGGCGCTTCAATGAATCTCGCCGATCAGTTCACGGCTGATGCGTCATCGGCCGGCGCGCAACAGGCGCAGCCGGTTTCGCTGGCGGATCAGTTTGCAGCCGACGCGGCCGCAGGCGCGAAGCAAGCACCCGCGGCGAGTTCGTCGGCGGCGAATCCCCAGACCGCCGCAGCACAGCCCGGGACGCTCGCCTCTCTCGGTGCCGGCCTCGGCCATGGCTTCGGCTCAACGGTGCTCGGCGCGCAGCAACTGCTTGGTCGCGGAATGCAGGCGCTTGGCGGCATCGGAGAGTCGCCTAACTTGTCGAGTATTATCACCGGCAAGCAGCCGCAGAATTTCATCGGCCGCGCCGGGAACTGGCTGACGCAGGATGCGGAGCGAGGAATTGCCAATCTGAACGCGCAGTACGATCCGTATCAGCGGGCGCACCCGATCGCGGCAGGCACCGGCAATATCGGCGGCCAGATCGCAGGGACCGCGCCGACAATGGCGATCGGCCCCGGATATGCCGGATTGGGGCTGTTGGGGAGACTGGGGCTCGGTGCCGCGCAGGGCGCGGCTGGCGCAGCCATGATGCCGGTGCAGAACCCCGGTGATGACTTCTGGACGCAGAAGGCCGCGCAAATGGGCGTCGGCGCAGCACTCGGCGGCGCGACACCTCTGGTGACGGCCGGCGCTCGAGCGATCGGGAATGGCCTGTGGAACGCCGCGCAGCCTGTTCTGCAACCCGTCAGGTTCGTCGGCCGGGGGCTAGCCGGCGCAATGGAGCCGGCGGAGGCGGCGCAAGCCGCAGCGAATATCCGCGGCGCGCAGCAATTCGTACCAGGCAGTCTGCCGACGACCGCGCAGGTGGCACAAACGCCTGTCATGGTGCAGACCGAGAAGGCGGCAGCGAACATGCCCGCGTTCAAGACCGGGATGGCGCAGCGCGCGATCGACAATAACGACGCGCGCTGGCAGACGCTGATGGGGGTCGCCGGTACAGATGCCGACTTGGCTGCCGCACAAACCGCGCGCGAGGCGGTTGCATCCCCGCTCTATCAGCAAGCGCACCAAGCGACGGCTAACGTCGGGCCCGCGTTCATGCGCTATGCGCAGATCCCCGAAATGCAGGAAGCTATGCAGCGCGCGAACCAGATCGCATCGCTGGATGCTGCGGTGGGCCGCGGCGTGCCGCCTGTATGGCCACAGGAGGGCGGCAGTCGGGAGATCAATGGTGCTGCGCTTGATTACACGTCGCGCGCACTCGGTGACATGATCGGAGAGGCGAATCGCGCCGGCGCGACGACTAGCGCGGGCGCGCTCGCGGCGCTCAAGGAGAACGTGGACAACTGGATGGGCCGCTATGTCCCCGGCGTACAGCAGGCGCGTGCCGCGTATGCGGCTGGAAGCGTGCCGGTGAACACGATGGAAGTCGGCCAGCAGATCGCTAACGGCCTCGGCACGCGGGCGATGAATGCCGGCGGCGCGCCAGAGATCCAATTGATGCCGTTCCGCTCGGCGCTTACGAGCGCCATGAACAGCGGAAACGCGGCCAAATACGGAATCGACGCAAATGCTCTGCAAGCACTCCAAGGTATCGGGCAGGACTTGCAGCGCGCGACCGTTTCGAATTCGATCAAGTCACCCGGCAGCGACACCGCCTACAACCTCGCCGCGCAGGGATGGCTCGCGCGTCAACTCTATGGGCCGACATTCGGCGGCGCGGGAAATGTCGGGAAGGCGGTCGGCGCGCTGGGCGCAACGGCACTCGGACATCCGATGGCTGGACTCGCGATTCTCGGGGGCGCCAACAGGATCGGCCAGATGGTCGGGGCGCGCTTACAGGATCGGCTTTCTGGGCTTCTTCTGAATCCGCAAGCGATCCTCCCGTACCTCGATGCTCGTGCTGCCGCGGCGGCGCAACAGATTCCAGGCCCGCTGATGCAGGGGCTGCTTAACTATGGGCGTCCAGCCGCCGTGAACGGACTTATTGGCGGCTTCCAGAATTCCGCCCACCAGTGATATGAGTGCCACGATGCCGAGCTTCACAAGGCCGATGATCAGAACGTCATGCATGAACCCCTCCAACCCCGCCGCGCGCGGGGTTTTTCATTATAGGTGATCCGAAATGGCACTTTGGCAGTGGTCCATCACCGCGGCGAACAATGCGACGGCCGATCCATCGATCAACTGGCAGGAGGGGCAAGCACCGTCCACGGTCAACGATTCCGCACGTGCAATGATGGCGGCGATCGCGACATGGTACCAAGCGCCTGAATGGCTGAATCTAGGAGATACGCCGACCTATGTCAGCGGCACGCAGTTCACCGTGCCCACGAATCGGACAAGTGCATACACGGTCGGTCGCCGGGTGCGCGCGTTCGTCGCGGCCGGGACCATCTACGGATCGATCAGTGCATCCGCTTATACCTCCCTGACTACAGTCACGGTCACCTGGGATGCCGGGAGCCTAGATAGTGGCGTGTCGGAAGTCGATGTCGGGATCCTTAATCCATCGAACCCTTCGTATCCGTTTGCTGCGCTTGCCCCTCAAGTCACGCTCGGCAGTTCGGCATTTAACGGGCAAACGCAAATCAATCTCGTCAATCACAACTACAGCGCAACGCTGCTTCTGCATACCACTGATGGTCTTTTCGGACTATTCGACAATACGGGAGCATTTACGCGCTTCTATTCGGATGCCTCAGGGAATTTTAATGCGGCAGGGAATATCAACGCAGGCGGAACCATTAGCGGAACAAACATCACTGGTACATCAGACCGCCGTCTGAAGTCTCGCATCAAGCGCATTCGGAATGCCACTGAGATTGTATTGGCTTGGGTGGGGGTGACGTTTCAGCGTAAGGGCGACAAGGCGAAGAGGCGCCATGCTGGATTCGTTGCCGACGACATGGTGCGTAGCACACCCGAACTTGTCTTCGAAGACGACAAAGGGTTCAAGAGCATCGCATACGGCAATACGTCCGCATATCTGGCCGTCGCGTTTCAGGAACTCGAAGCGCGCGTGCGCAAGCTGGAGTCGAATAAATGACACTGCCCGCATCCTTTCCGCTTTCCATGTCGCAGATTGCGACCGAACTTGGGCTGTCGCTCCCGCTCTCGATCAATCATGCATGGGTGATTGCGCTCGCTGGGAAGTCTGGACTTCCGGTCAGCTTCAGCGATCTTCTCGGCAAGACTGGGCGGTTCGACGGCAATCTGACAATGACAGCAAATATCAGCGACACGTTTACTAGCGACCCATCGGCACCATTCTTCGGTGGCACCTTTCATGGGATGGACCAAGCAAACAACGGCAACTTGGTTGCTTCCTTTTCTGGTTCGCCAGGATGGTCTGGAAACATTTCGGTCAAAAACAATACAACCGGCGCGTCTGGGGTTCTTTCCAAGGTGGATGCGAATACATGGCAGCTATTAGGCGCAAATCCCAATATCGTGCGCAATCGAGGCGGCCAGACCGATAGTTTCACCATCCTCCCATCCAACTAACTACCACTCGGGGGTTTCATGGATCAGAACATGGCTATTGCAGAACTGCGGGCGCGGCAGGACGCGACCGATGATGCCGTCGAGCGGCTCGACGCTCGCGTAACTCGGCATGACGAGATCATTGCCGGTCTTCGAGAAGCTGTCGCGAAGGTGGCGACGAAGGATGATATCGCCGAACTCCGCAAGGACATCAATGACACGTATGCGACGCAGATGCGCGACGCGCACAACTCGATCCCGACGAAGATCGGCCTGCTGATCGCCGCGGCCGGCCTTGTCGTTCCTATCATCGCTCTGATCGTGACCGTGACGCATCATGGATGAAGAAACCGAAGGCTGGATCAAGCTGCTGTCGGCACGGATTGATGCTCTGGAGCAAGTCGATGCCGAAGAAGAAGCTGATGACAAGCACGCCGAAGGCATGCGGCTGAATTGGATCGTTGTGGGTTTGTTCGCAATCGAACTCGTGATCGGCGGGTGGCAACTCTGGTGGGCGATACGCCATGCCTAGCCTGACGCGTCTCTATCTCGCGTTCCGCCATCCGCGCGTGTTCCTCATTGCGCTCGTGACGTTCGTCATCACGTCGCTGGCGCTTCACTTCCTGCGCGGCTACGACTCGGACTTTGGTGCCACTAACCTGACGCTATCGATCGAGGCATCGATTGCCAGCGCCGTGCTCACGATGATGGCCGAGAAGGCGGCGGAAATGCAGCAGAGCATCGCCGAGCAGATGCAGCAAATGCTGCAAAGCCTGCTTGCGATGGCCGAGTCGGCCCGCGAGCGTGATATCGAGCAACTTGCACTAATGCGCGCGCTCAGGGAGGCCGATGAACGGCTCCTGAAAGCACTCACCGAAAAGGAGGGGATGTGATGGACGAATGGCTGCAGAAGGCGATCGACCTCGCCAAACAGTTCGAAGGATGCCGGCTCGAAGCCTATCCCGATCCCATGTACGGCTGGCGCCGTGCGACGATCGGCTATGGTGCGACGGGCCCATCGATCGTTCAAGGAACTGTCTGGACACAGGAGCAGGCGGATGCCGATTTGCAATACCGCATGAACGGCGTTGGCGCGCATCTCGATACGCTCGTCGCCATTCCGGTCAGCGATGAGCAGAAGGCCGCGCTCTGCGATTTGGCCTACAACATCGGGCTCGGCGCGTTCGAGAACTCGACGTTGCTTGGGATGCTGAATGTGGGGCATATCCAAGGTGCGGCCGATCAGTTTCTCGTTTGGAACAAGTCGAACGGCGTCGTGCTTGAAGGTCTCGAGAAGCGTCGCGATGCCGAGCGCGCGCTTTTCATCCTCGGGTCGGACTTCTCGAAGGACGCCGCGCCGGGGGAATCGCAAGCCCAACCGGAGGCAACGCAATGAACCAGACTTCCCCCCTCGTCACAGGCGGCGCAACGATTACCGTCGCCACGCTTGATCCGCTCGTCTCGTGGGCGCTGACCGGATTCCATGCGCCAATGCCAGTCGCCGTTCCCGGCGTCGTGGCAGCCCTTCTTATGACCGGCGCACACGCGCTTGTGAACCTCATTAGCTCGCGCCGCACCGCGTCCGACGCTCCCAAGCAGTAATCCCACCACCACTCCCAAGGAACCACCATGAAGATGCTGCTTGCGGCAGGCATTGCCGCGTCTATCGCTTTCGCTGGCTGCTCGTCGCTGCCGACGGTGCAGGAACAGTTCCAGACCGGCTGCACGATCGTCAACGGCGATCTGGCCATCCTCACCACGTCGCCGCTTCTGAACGCAGATCAGCAGGCCACGATCTCAAAGACGATCCTGCCGGCGAATCAGGCCATCTGCAAGGCCGGCGCGCAGTTGAATGTCACCGACCTGAAGGCGTTCCATGACACGCTGCTGCCGGCGGCGATCACGATCGTTCAGGCTGTCCCTGCGCTGCCGCAGCAGCAGGCCGTCTTGCTCGGGCTCCAAACGTTCGGCCCGATGGTTCAGGCGCTTATCGACCAGCTCATCACCGTAGCCGCTGCGCCGGTTGCTGCGAGCCAATGATGACCCCGCGCGACTTCGCGTTGCTCGCGCAAGAGGCATATTCCGCGACGCCTGATATCGGTCAAGCGGACAGTGCCTCTCGCGCCATCGTGCGGCAGACGGCGGCGGGGCTCGTCGTCGCCTTCCCGGGAACTGACAACGCCGATTGCTGGGGCGTGGACTTCGATATCACGCCGGTCGAAGTGCCGGGCGTCGGGGAGGTGCACCGCGGCTTTTGGCAGGCGTGGGGAGTGATTGCGGTGCCGGTGCTGGCTGCGATCAATGGAAGCCCTGTGACGCTCGTCGGACATTCGCTCGGTGCCGCGATCGCGATCATGGCGGCGGCGGCGATGGTGGTCGGCGGCAATCCGCCGGCAGCGGTCTACGGCTTCGAGCCGCCGCGGGTGAGCCCGAATGGAAGTGTCGCGGCGCTACTTTCGAGCATCCCATTGAGCCTGTACAAGAACGGGAACGACATCGTGCCAGATCTTCCGCCGGATTGGAGTCATGCTGGCCTGCTGACGCAGATCGGCAGGCCGGCCTTTCCATTTGCGAACGTCACCGATCATTCGATCGCGCGGGTGATCGAAGCGCTGACTCCATAA